TTATTTTTTTTTATCTCCAAACATTGTCAGTTTAGCTTCAAGATTTTCACCATCCCAAGTTATATTATTTAATAGAGTTTGGAGCATAAGTCTTTTTTGTGAAATATTTTCTGTGATTTCAAAGTTTTTGTCAAATTCATCTAACATATTTAGAATAAGATTTAAATTTTCTAAATCGTAGTTATATGTTTCTTTATCTTCTTTTATAGTTTTTAAGTCTGATTTCAATTTATTAATATCTGAACTTAATTTATTAACTTCTTGCATTATATAAGTTGATACAGTTTCATTTGGAGCAGATGAAAGTTGTTTAATTAAATTAGAAATTTGAGTTTCTTTTTCTTGTATTTCTGATTTTATAGAAATTAATTTGTTATTTATATTATTAGTATCTTTACTTTCCTTTAATAATTTAGATAAACTTAAATATAATGACTCTTTGTTGTAGGCGGAAAGTTGACTAATAACAATTTTATCTAATCTATCTGTTCTAATATTTTTATTATCACATTTTTTCCCTCTAGAATTATCTTTTTTACTACAAACGTAATAATCATATCTTTTTCCTTCTTCTGTTTTTGATTTATGTCCTTGTTTTACAATCATATTAGATCCACACTTAGAACATTTTAATATTCCAGTTAATAATGCGGTATTATTTAAACCAGTACCCAATCTTTTAATTTTTTTATTTTTATTTTTATCTAATATATTTTGTACCATAAGCCATTTATCATCATCTATAATTCCAGAGTGTTTTGATGTAGTATAAATCCATTCATTTATATCTCTATCAAATATCATTTTTCTAGTCTTATTATAAGTAAGGTATCCATTACCATTAGCTTCTCCAAATACGTTAATTCCTAAAGATTTTATATAATTATGTGTTTTATCACTAGATTTAACGTATAGGGGAGAGGCAAGTATTCTTTGTACTTGAGTTGTTCCCCATTCTCCGCCATTCTTACCCTTATACTTATTATCTTGTAACCAGTTAACTACTTGAGTTATTGATTGTAGATCTAGATATTTTAAATATATTTTTTTGATAACATCTAATTCTTCTTCAAGAGGAGATAAAATCATTAAGCTTCTTTCAGTAAAATTTTCATCAAGATAAACCATTTTTTCAGAAGTGAATCCAAATGGTTCCTGTCCGCCTAGCCAACGTCCAGTTTTAGCAAGTTGCAACATATTATCTCTAACACGTTCTGCAATAGTTTCACGCTCAAGCTGAGCGAATACAGAGGCTATATAAATCATTGCTCTTCCCATAGGAGTACTAGTGTCAAATTGTTCTTTAATACTAATAAAATCAATATCATTATCTTGTAAAAGCTCAAGAGTAGAAGAGAAGTCGGCAACATTACGAGATATTCTATCTAATCTATAACAAATCAAAGCTTTAAACTTTTTATTCTTAACATCTTTTAGCAAATCTTGAAAGCGAGGACGATTTATATTTCCACCACTAAACCCTTCATCTTCATATATTATAAATTCAAAATCTTTATTGTTATGGGTTTTACGATAGTAGTCTTGACACATTTCTATTTGATTTTCTATACTATCGCCTTTGCCTGTAAAGATTGATTTTCTGCTATATATAGCTACTTTTTCCATTATTTCACCTCATAAATAGTATTATAATAAAAATATATATTACTCCAAAAAAGTTATGATTATATTATTTTTAGTAGAAGAATTCCATTACTCCAAAATCAGGAGAGAAGTATATTAAATAGTTATCGATTTTATAGTATGGCCCATACTTACTCTTATAATACTCGATAGCTTCTAGCAAAAACCATTCTGGAATTTCTAAAAACTCTGCAAGTTCATATCTTCCTTTTACTCCAGCTTTATGAGCAGTAATTAAGTCTACTATACCCACAAGTCTTTCATATGCCCAGGCTTTTGCTCTTAATTCTTGTTTAATATTTCCAATATCACTTTGGTCAATTATATCTCCGTGAGATGTGAAATGATGTCCAAGTTCTTCGGCAAGTATGCAAGCTTTTTCAGAGTTGGTTTCTATGTTAGAATCTATTATTATTTTGTTGTTTTTATACAAACCTTTAAATCCATACTTTAAAGGCAATTCTTTAATTTTGATGTCTTTTTGATATTTAATCATAAGTTTTTCATATTCCATTTTAATTTCCCTTTCTTACTTGAATGTATGTTCGATTAGAGGTTGAAAAATAAAAGTCAATATTAATATTAACTTTTATTAAACTTGTACCAATTTATTAATTCCTTATTTATTTTCCAACTAGATTTTCTATCGATTTTACTATTGTAGGTGTATTCCATCCTACCATAACATCAGCAGCAATTTGAACATCTATGGGAACTCTTTCTGAATCCCATAATTTAATACCTATAATCTTCTTATTATATTTTTTAGCTAAGTCTATTTCCTTTTGTATCCATTTTTTATATGGTACATACATACCTGCAATAATTAACACACAAGAAGCTTGTCTAATTTGTTCATCTAGTGCAGCCGTTAGTTTAGCATCGCTATGTGGGGAGTCAGGATCAAGTAATGGTTTTTCCTTTGGTACAGAGTAGTTATACCACATAAAATTAAAATTGCTACTAGTTTCATAAGAATTTAATTTATTTACTAGATTGTCATAATATTCATTATATTTCCATGCATGGCTGATAAAAAGTTTATATATCATTTAAGTATTCACTCCTTTAATGTATAATTAATAAATAAAGTTAAATAGGAGATGATAGAATTGGTACAAAGAAAAAAATATAGAAAAAAACCAGTTATAATAACAGCTTATAAGACAGACAAAGAATTAGTAATAAATACTTTAGAAGGTCCATTAAAAGCTGACGTTGGTGATTATATAATTACAGGTTTAAGAGGTGAAGAATATCCTTGTAAACCTGATATATTTGAAAAAACATATGAAGTTGTAGATGATGATGAAGAATTAACTCCGTATGTTTAAGAAGTAATTTCTATATTTGAAGTGTTATCAACCCACGTTAAAGTTTCTTCACACATAATAGCTTCACATGTTTCTACAAAAAGATTGTAAGATGTTTGTTCAGGAGTTGACCTATAGACTCCTGAATTAGTTTTAAATAAACTAATTTCTCTTTTTAATTTTTCTGAAGTGTTTCTATAATTAAGCCAGTTATCTTTAAATTGATATATAGATTGAATTCCTTCTGTTATTATTGCCCCAAAGGAAAGTAATGGAACTAAATATGGATAAAACCAATAATTAAACTCATTTAGACTTACAACAGGAACAAGTCCTATAAGAACTATTTTAATAACTGAAGAAATCTGATAGTTCTTTTTATTAGTACCAGATTTCTCAGAATACCATTTTCTGCGTTTTTCTAAGTTTTCTAAATATTCTTCTGGATTCATCTATTTATCCCATCCCTTTTATAAAGTATTTTAGATTTATTTAAATTTTAATTATTCATCATCAAAATCATCAAATAAAGTATCTATATAACTTTTTAATAATTTCATTTTCTTTGGTGTAATATCTTTACCTTGAAGGTGAGCTGCTATTGTTTCTACCTCTTTTTTCATATTAATTTTATTTGTTGAAGGTTTTTGTTTGTCAGTTCTTCCTAATAAATAATCTACTGATACATCAAAGAAGTCAGCAAGTCTATTTAACATTTCACTATCTGGAGTTCTTTTATTAGATTCATACATACCTATAGTGCTTGGTGATACTCCAATGGCACCTGCTAAATCTTTTTGACTCATATCTTTATCTTCTCTTAGTGATTTTAATCTTTTACTTATCATAAAATACACATCCTTAATTCGTTATATATAAATTTTAACACGATATGTGAAAAAAAATAAAAAAAATCACAAAAAGTGATTGACATCACGAAAAGTGAGTATTATAATAAAATCACAGAATGTGAGTGGGAGGTGAGAATATGGAAAATAAATTATTAGAGTTAAGATTAAAAAACGGTTTTACTCAAAAAGAAATGGCAGCTAAATTAAATACAACTTTAACATTTTACTCAAAAATTGAGATGGGAATAAGGAATCCGAGTTTTAATTTTATACAAAAAGTTAAAACTACATTTCCAAATGAAAACATGGATGAAATTTTTTTTGCAAGATTTACTCACGTATCGTGAATTTAGTTTGTCCTAATTTTAAAAATATATTAATGGAAAAGGAGGGGTATTAGTGGAAACATTTGTTTTAGGATTGCTAGATCATTTAGTTGAAGTCAGTGAGAAAGATAACAAAGCTGATAATAGTCTCGAAGGACAAATATTTATAAATGATGTTGATAAAAGTATCTCAAGTATAAAATTTATGCTGGATGACAATGTAGATTCTCAAAGAATATTAGCATGGGTAATGGCTAATGCAATGACAAGTGGAGCTATAACAGTAGAGCCTAAAATAATTAAAACTGTTTATAAGTATAAATTAGAAGAAAAATTAAGAGAAGTATTTTTTTATGATATGTATAAACATCAATACAAGTATTTGAGAATCATAATAGAAACGCTTACTCCTGAAAAAGTAAAAAATATCATGTTAGAACAAAAAGAATACAGTAAAAAAATCGCTAAGGCATTAATTAAAGCAGAAGAGATTAAAAGTACGTTAATAAGTAGAGAAATAGGGCTATGCCTAATGATTTAAAAAATATATTAAGAAAAGGAGATATAAAAAGTGGAAAAAAAAGAAGCTGAATTTAAACAAAAATTAAGCTCAATTGAAGAATTAAGAAAAAGATTGATTTGTGAATTAGGAAAATCAGAGTTTGAAAATATTGTAGAAGATATATCAAATATTATAAAAAATAAAAATCTAGATATTACTCCTACAATATTAGAAGATTTGTTTAAGTATATTAGTCTTCTTGTGAAAGTTTAAATTTTTCGAATGGAACATGGTAATTTTCTACTGATACTTCGAATAAGTCTTCATTGCGTTCTTGGTTGTACTTTCTAAAGTGGTAGTTTACATCATTTAAAGTACCAAGTGCATTAACTATCATATTCCACATTTTGCTATCAATTTCTGCATCACAATGTGGGCAACTTATGATTTTATCTCTAGAAATTCCGGACCAATAAACATAATAGTTACAATCACAATTAAAACAATGAATTTTGGCTTGAGTTGACACAATTAACACCCCTTTCAAATAAATTGTAGCATAAATATTTCAAAGTGTTACCAAATGTCGAACGAAAGGAGAAAAAAGATGAATCTAAGTTCAAATTTCAAAAGAATAGTACAAGAGAGAAAATTATCATATAGAACATTAGCAAAAGAAACTGGAATTTCAGCTAGTAGGCTATGTGATATTGCTAATGGGAAACATTCTAATCCAGGAATAAAGATAGTTTATATATTAGCTAAAACCTTAAATGTTACATTAGATGAATTAGTTAATTAAAGAAGGTGTAAAAAGTAGTTAAATTAACTAATTCTAAAATTGGCAATATCGAATTTAGAAAATAGTTCAACAATTATCAATGTTTTATTAGGAGAGATTTAATGAACTGTAAAAAGTGGGAGAGTTTAAAGCAAGAAATAAAAACTACTCTAAAAAATGGAGAGGTAACTGCTTTTGTAGCAATAACAATTTTAAGTGAAGTAAAAAGAGAAATAGAGGAAGAGGCTTTGAGTAAAAAAATATAACAAAAGGGGAATGGACATTAAGTATTTGGAGGAATTATAAATGATAATAAAATGTCCAAAATGTAATAAATTACTTTTGAAGATTAAGTTAAATGGATATTTAAGATATGAAATTAAATGTCCTAGATGTAAGTATCAGATTGTATCAGTTATAAGAACAGATGAATATAATGTTAGAAGTAAAAACAGAAAGAGTGGAGGACGCTTATGAGTGAGGTAGTAAAAGAAACCATAGTGAATGGGATTAAAGTTACTATATATGGTGAAATAAGTGATTATTCTAAACAGCTATATAATGAAAGGTTAGCAATAATATTATTTAATGAGTTAGGTTCAGAGGCTTGCGAAAAGTTATTAGAAATGCTTAAAACTGAGGAAAGAAAAGTGAGCTAACTAATGCTAAGAGGCGGATTTGCCTTTGGGAGTTAACTTAACATAATTAACTACTGTAAAGGAGGTGATGGGGGTGGATGAGATATTGCAAAAAGCTAACGAACTTTACGATTTGTTAACTAAAGCAAAAGAGAAAATAGAAGTAGGAAATTCAGGACAGCATTGGAGCATAGTAGAAGCACAGACAGCATTAGGTTCATTAATTGAAAATATAGGAGGATAGGGCATGAGCATTTACATTCTTATTGCATATAAAAAAGAGTGTGATAAAACAGGATCAGAACCAACGTGGGAAGGCTTGAAAAAATATAAAAATAGTATTGGAGGAATTAAATATGTCAAAGATATCATTTTTAAAAGTTAACTCATTTTTAGGGGTTGATGAATTAGAGTTAGAACCAGGAAAAGTAAATATATTTAAAGGGCCTATGGGAAGTGGTAAAACTTCTGTAATAGAAGCTATAGAAAAAACTTTCACTAATAAGAGTAGAAGGACAGAAGTTATAAAGCATGGTGAAGAAGAAGCAACTTTATTTGTGGAGCTTGATGATGGATTGGAAATTGATAGAAGATTAAGAACTGAAAAAGGCGATTATCTTAAGGTTAGAAAATCAGATGAAGGCGTACCAAGCACAGAGAAGTTTTTAAGAACATTAGTAAATGGAAATATATTTAGACCTTTAGATTGGGTAAATCTTTCAGTTAAGGAACAAACAAAATCATTATTATCAATGTTAGAAATTAGTTGGAGTGAAGAAGATATCGTAAATTGGTTTGGCGACCTAGTGGACGATATCGACTACTCACAACACATTCTACTCATTCTTAAGAGTATAGAACAAAAATACTACAAAGTAAGGGAAGAAGTCAATAGAGAAGTTAAGGAGTTAGAGGCTAGAATTAAAGCGATATATGAAGATATTCCAGCAGAATATGATGGAGAAGCGTGGAGAACAGTTAAAATAGGTGATTACTATAAAAAAGTTAGTGAAGCACAAGAAGTTAATAGATTAATTGATATGGCTAAATCTTTACAAGATGGATTTAACGATAAAGTTGAAACTATTAAAGCTAGAGGAGAAAAACAAAAAGCTAATATAACTCTAACTTATAAAGAGTATAGAGAAGATATAAATGACATCATCTCATTATCTAATAGCAAAATTGAGAGAGCTAATAATTTTATAGATAATTCTAATAATACTTTAGAAAATGAATTAAATAAGCTAGATAATCAGCTCGAGTCAGAATATCAAGCATTATTACAGAAGTATTCAATTCTTAAGGATGAAAAGAAAAGAGATGTATTAGCAGCAGTAGAAGAGCAAAAAGATATTATAGCTATAAACAAAAATAAAATAGCAACCAAAGAGCAGGAACTTAAAGGATTAGATGAAAGAGAAGCATCTGAAAAGTTAGCAGTAGATGAAAAGGTGGCTAATGAAATTGAAAAAGAGGAAATCAGAATAGGTAAGGCATCATCTTACTTAAAAGAAAATACTAAAGTAGATATTGAACCATTACAAATTGAAGCAGATCATGTAGCAGAAATGGTTGGATATTTAAGAGATTGGGATAGAATCATTGAAATTAGAGATGGAATATTAGCTTCTAAACAAGCTTATTCTAGCGAATTAACATCAAAAATAGAAAAGGCTAGAAATTTACCAGGAGAATTACTTAAGACTGCTAAGATGCCTATTGAAGGAATTAGTGTAGATGTAGATGGAAGAGTAAGAATTAATGGTGTTTTAATAGATGGACTAAGTTCAGGTGAAAAGCTTAGATTAGCAATGAGAGTTGCAAAAGCTCAATGCGGATTACTTAAACTAATTTGTCTAGATGGTTGGGAAAAAATTAATGAGAAGTCACAAAATGAATTACTTGAAGAAATGACTGCAGATGAATATCAATACTTTGTAACTCAAGTAACAGACACTGAAAGTAATGAAGTTGAAATTGAAAAGATAGGAGAAGTGGTTTAAATGGTTGATTTTATAGAAGATAAAGAATTATTTAAGACTGCAAAAGTAGTTTTTGATACTAGAGAGGATAGTGAAGAAAGAACTAAATGGTTATCTCTTAGATGCAATTCAATTGGTGGAAGTGAAATAGGAGCTATAGCAGGATTTAGTGCTTATGGAACAGCGCTAACAGTATTCAATGAAAAACTTAGCTTAGTAGAAAAGTTTAAAGGAAACATTCATACAGAGTTCGGGACTAGAATGGAGCCGCTTATTAGAGATTGGGTTCAAGAGGATTTTAAGAAAGCTACTGACATAGAGCTTAAGACATATGAATATCCATTTACAATGATTGATAAAGAGTTTGAATACTTTAGTGCTAACATTGATGGAATTGGAATATTACAAGAGGATTATACCTACTGGGAAAATAGAGATACTGCTGAAATTAAATTTATTCCTAAGGGTGAAATGTTTGGATTAGAAATAAAAACTGGATCAGAGTTTTTAAAGAAAATGTGGGCAGGAGAAGAAGTGCCTGACAGCTATTATATACAATGCCAATGGTATATGGGAATTACAGGACTTAAGTATTTCTTAATTATATATATGCTAGGTAAAGAAATAAAATGGAAAGTTATTCCTAGGAATGATGATGATATTGTAGCTCTTAGGGAAGTAGGAAAAGATTTTTGGAATAACAATATAATTCCTAAGGTTCCACCAGTTCCAGTAGGTGTTAAGAAGGAAACTGAGCAAATATTAGAGCAACAATTCTTATCAGATGGTGAAGAGGTTGACATAAGTGATAATAAGTTAACTGAATACAATGAAGTATCTGAAAAAATTAAAGAGTTAGAGAAGGAAAAGGAAAGACTTAAACAAGAAATTTTCTTAGAATTAGGAAATAGTAAAAAAGGAACTGATGGTAATTACAAACTAAGTAGATATGTAGTTACCAGAGATAAGTTAGATAATAAGATACTTAAGGAGAAGTATCCAGAAACTTATAAGGCAATACTTAACGGAACAACAGAATATGTAAACATGAGAGTTACTAAATGTAAATAGAAAGGATTGATATAAATGGCAAATGTAAATGGAGGATTAGTTGCAAATAAGAAATCTGAAACTAAGGAATTAACACCTCAAAAGCAAATGGCTGGAATGTTAAAACAAATGCTACCTGAAATTAAAAAGGCAGTTGGAAATACAATGACACCCGAAAGATTTTCAAGAATAGCATTGAGTTTATTTAATGGAAATCCACAATTTTGGGAAGCATCACCTACAAGTTTCTTAAGTGCATTAATGCAAAGTGCTCAATGTGGATTAGAACCAAATACAGTGCTTGGTGAAGCATATGTTATACCATATAAAAATAATAAGCAAGGAATTACAGAAGTTAATTTTCAAGTTGGATATAAGGGTATCTTAAAAATGGCCTTTAATACTGGAGAATATGAAGCTATATATGCTCATGAAGTAAGAAAAGGTGATGAGTTTAGCTATGAATATGGACTTCATAAGAATTTAATTCACAAGCCTGCAGATGTACCAAGTGAAGAAATAACTCATTACTATGCAGTATATAAACTTAAAAATGGTGGATTTGATTTCGTGGTATGGTCCAAGGAGAGAGTAGATCAACATGCTAGAGAGTTCAGTAAAAATTATTTGTATCAAGGAAAAGTAAATAAGAATTCAGTTTGGGCAAAGAATTTTGATAGCATGGCTAAGAAAACAGTATTAATTGATGTTCTTAAGTTTGCACCAAAGAGTGTAGAGATGGCTAAAGCATTAGATCTTGATTATAGAGCAGAGGCAAAAGAAGAAAAGGTAAGCAACTTCAATTATGTAGATGTTGATGCAGCACCTATTCATAATGATGAACCAGTAGTAGATGCAAATTATATAGTAGATGAATCTAAAGTCAATCAAGAAGATATGTTTGCAGATACACCATTTAATTAAAGCTTGGAGCTTAGGCTCCTTGCTAGATAGGAGGAAGATAAATGCCATTCAGATTAGTATACACAGAGTTTTGGCAAGATCCTAAGGTAATGGAAGAAATGACACCAGAAGATAAATATTTTTATTTATATTTATTAACTAATCCATGTACCAATATGATAGGAGTTTATAGGATAGTAAAAAAACAAATGGCTTTTGATTTAGGATATAGCATTGAATCTATAAATAGTTTAATGGATAGGTTTATAAATTATCATAAATTAATTAAATATAATGAGAATACAAAAGAATTATGTATTGTCCATTATGGCAAGTACAACTTAAATAGAGGAGGCAAGCCAATGCTTGACTGTATAAAGAAAGACTTATCCAAAGTTAATGATATTAGCTTAATAGAAGAAATAGTTGTCTATATTAAACATCCAGCTATTAAGAGCTTTATAGAAGATTACTTGTCCAAATTAAATAACGATACGTCGGACGATACGTCAACGACTAGTGAACGAGAGGCGGACAAAACCATAAACCATAATCCAAAAACCAAAAACCATAATCCTAAATCCAAAACAACAACTACTATAGATAATAGTAGTTGTAGTCTTAAAGGAAATTTAGAAGTTTTTAAACATTTTGAGAAATGTGGATTTATGGTAACTGCAATGTTAATGGAGCAAATATCAGCAGATATAGAAGTTTACAGCAAACAATGGTTAATGGATGCAGCTACTGAAGCTATGAATAGGGGAAAGATTAATAATTATAAGTATGTGTTAGGTATATTACAGAATTGGACTTCAAATGGAAGGAATGAAAGTAATGGAAATGGAGCTACTAGCAAAAACAATAGAGAAGAACCTGAAGAGTGGACTGGACTATGATGAGCCCATAAAAACTTGTGAAAAGTGTGGAGATCCAATTCAAAAAGATATTGTAATTCTAAATGTTCTTAGAAGGGTTCCTATAGTTTGTAGTTGTAGAAAGAAAGAACTAGAACAAAAAGCTATTGAAGATGAAAACAAAGAAAAGCAAATAAGATTAAATAGCATATTCAAAAATAGTTTGATGGATGAAAAGTTTAAAAAATGTACATTTGAAAATTGGAATCACGATATTGGTTCAGAAAAGATTTTTAAGATATGCAGTAAATATGCTAGTAACTTTACTAAGGCTAAAGAAGATAATTTAGGATTAATGCTTTATGGAGAGCCAGGTAATGGGAAAACTCATGCGGTATCATGTATAGCTAATTATTTAATGCTAAGAGGAATACCAACGATTTGTGTAAGTATTAATAAAATGCTTGAAAGAATAAAGGAGACATATTCTTCTTATGGTAAAGAGGGAGAAGAAACTGTACTAAAGAGCTTATCTAATGCGGATTTATTAATAATAGATGATTTGGGAACAGAACAAAAAAATGAGTGGAGTTCAGCTAAGATATATAACATTATGGATAGCAGATATAGGAATGGATTACCAACAATTATTACAACGAATATTAACCTTAAGGATTTAAAGGATATGTATCAAAAGAGGACTTATGACAGATTAATGGAGATGTGCACTCCTGTAATGAATGATGGTAAGAGTATTAGAGTTGAGAAGAGTAAAGAAAAAACTGAATTACTTAAGAAGTTGATAGGATAGTTTGAAATTATTGTAAAAATGGAGGGTTAAAATGGATATAAAATTAGAAAATATGTCTTATCAAGAATTTAAAAAGTATTGTAGTGATAGAGCAAGTGATGGACAATGGAGTATGCTTGAAGCAATGGCTTGTTTAAATGTTATTGAAGAGATAGATAAGATAAAAGTTAAAGGATTATTTAAAAAGAAAAAGACATTAGAAGCAAGAGAAATAGAATGGAAAAAAAGAAATTATAAAACAATATCATAGGAACAATTCAAAAAAGGGGGATGTAAAAGTGAATAGAGATAAGATGTATTCTTGTATAAATGAAAAAGGATTAAATCATGCTGATACAATTGCAGCAAGTGAGGAACTTGATAAAGAAGTTTTAGAAGAAATGCTTAAGGATCCAGTAGTTGAAAATATATATCTTAAACAGGTAGTTAAAGCTAAAGATTATAGAATAGCTAAGTTGGAAGATATAATAAGAAAGCTAAGAAAAATGAATAGAAGAATTAATGATTTAGCAGAAGTTGCAGTAATGCTTAATGAAACTGGATTACCTGCTAGAGATAGTGTTAAATTATCAGTTCATATTAGTCAAGTAAAGGGGATTTAGTATGAAATTAAAGTTAATGATACTTGATAGAAATATAAAGACGTTAGAGAACAACGATAACGACTCTTGGGAGAAGATTTCAAATAAACTTGAAGAAGAATACCTGGAAGTACAAGAAGCGATTAAAGAGGATTCTGGCAAGCTACACGTAGCAGAGGAATTGATTGATATTATCCAAGTGGCAATAAGAGGATTAGTTTTATTAGCAAAAGAAGGCTTTGATATTAACAAATTATTTAGTAGACATAATAAAAAGCTTGTAAACAGAGGATGGAAAGAAAAAAAGATTATTAATATTTTCATTAAGGAGTGATTTAGATATGTCAAAGAGATTAGAAGATGTTAGAAATTTAGCAGAAGGTTTAGTTGAAATTCAAGTAGAGTTTATTGAGAAAGATACTTGTAGAAAGCAAGGATTAATATTTTACACTTATGAGAGTTTTGGTAAGTGGATGGCAGATAACTATGATGCAGTTGAAGTTTTAGAAGTTATTCAAAGTGAGGAATAACTTATGGCAGTAGCAGATAATATTTTAGCTTATATGAATGCAAGAGGAAATAAACAATATACAAAATATCAACTTGGAGCAATAAGAGCAGCTGTAAGAATTGAATTTATTACTAGAGATAAAACAGATATTTTCTTTAATGCACGAAGTAAAGCAGGTAAGCAAAAGCTTAATATGAAAATTGCTAAAATAGCAAATGAAACATTAGGTAGCACAGATATTACAGCACATGATGTATGGATATATAAGAAGTGTGTAGCAGATGAATATCAAGACAGGACAGGGAAGTGTGCTTGGGGATTTAAAAGTGTTAGAAAGAAGTTAGGCTATGATCCAGAAACAGGATTAGAAATAATATAAGAATATAAATAAAGGGGGAAACTATGAAAGTTATAGAGATAATACCTTTTAAAAACTTCAAAGAAAAAATTAAGTTAGTAAAAGAACTTAAATTAAGAAAAGGCAGAATTTCAGTATTTGAAAATTATATAGTAAGTGAATATATGGAGGGATAATAAATGAAATCAACAGGGATGACAAGATCAATTGATCAATTAGGAAGAATAGTAATACCTAAAGAGCTTAGAAGAACTTTAGATATCGAAGTGGGAGATCCATTAGAAATATTTGTAGATGGTGAAGAAGTAATTTTAAGAAAATATAAACCAGGATGTGTATTCTGTGGAAATGTTAAATATGTTGTTGAATTTAAAGGAAAGAAAGTTTGCACAAATTGTATAAAAGATATTTATAAATAAAATAGAGGAGAATGAGCAGTTATTGCAGCGTAGTTTTAAGTGTTCATTATCATATGAAAATCAATTTCATAAAAAGGAGATGTAGAAATGGAAAGTAAAATTGAAAAGCATAAAAGAAAAGAAGGAGTTCAATTATTTGTTAATAAAGAATTAGAACTTGAAGTAAGAGCAGTAGAGATTAATGGAGAAGGTTGGTTAGTAGGTAAGGATGTAGCTAAAGTATTAGGATACAAAAATACAAGAGATGCATTAGGTAAACATGTAGATGAAGAAGATAAGCTGTTAGGAGATGGGGTAGTGATTCGCGACTCCATGGGAAGAGATCAAACACCAGTGTTAATTAATGAAAGTGGATTTTACTCATTAATACTAAGGAGTGATATGCCGAAAGCAAAGAAGTTTAAAAGATGGGTAACATCAGAGGTATTACCATCAATAAGAAAAACAGGATCCTATCAAAGTAAACCTATGTCACCAATGGAATTATTACAACTTCAATATCAAGTAATTCAGGATCATGATAAAAGGCTTGAAGAAGTAGATGAAAAGTTAGAGGTCTTAAATAATAGCATGACCATAGATTATGGACAACAGGAAGTTATTCATAGAATTGCTAAGGAAAGAATGGTACAAGTTTTGGGTGGGAAAGATACTCCAGCATATAGGGAATTAAGTAAGAAGGTATTTTCTAATCTTTGGAAAAGATACAAGCAAGTATTCCATGTATCTAGTTATAAAGATACAGCAAAGAAAGATTATCAAGAGGCTATAGACTACATTAAGAAGTGGGAACCATCTAAAGAATTAGGATATATGATTACTGGTGCTAATAGTCAAATTCAGTTTAACAATTAGGAGGAAATAATGGATAAGTTTAGAGTATCATTTATAATTCCGGGAGAACCCAAAGGAAAAGGCAGACCAAGATTTTCGACTAAGACAGGTAGAACTTATACACCAGGAGATACTATTAATTATGAAAATTTAGTAAAGGTCCAATATCAAACTTTAGTAGGAGACAAGTATACAGAAAAATCTATAGAAGCAGTAATTACTTGTTACTATGGAATGCCTAAAAGTATGTCTAAGAGTAATAGAGAAAAGGCTTATCATGGTAAATTAAGACCAACTAAGAAGCCAGATCTAGATAATATAGCAAAGATTGTCCTAGATAGCTTAAATGGACTAGCTTATAAAGATGATAGTCAAGTTGTTAGCTTAAGAATAGACAAGCATTATGCAGACAAGCCTTTGGTTAAAGTTGAATTATACGAGGTGGAGCATGAATAGTAAGCCTTGGGAAGATATGACTAATAAAGAAAGAGCGGAACAGACATTTAGAGATATAAAAAGAAGAGAAATAAATAGAAAGAAAAAAAGCTGAATATGAGGTAAACTCATTTATCGTTGAAAGCAGTATGAAAAGTGTTGCTAGATCACGAAAAGCTAGAACTAGAGGTTGTAGGAGTTGTAGGTAAAATGAATAGAAGTGAGAGAAGGAGAGCGCAAAAAGAACAGAATAAAGATATAGCAGTATATAACTCACAGAATAAATGGCTAGAAAATTTGAAACCATACCAAAAAGCAGTTATAGACACAATGTTAAGAGAAGCTAAAGTAGATGCAGAAATAGAGTGTATTGAAGCAGTAGACAAGATATTAACAGGAGTTCTATTTGAAAGAACTGATATGGATTGGCAAGAGTCATTCGAGTTCAATTCAGCATTCGGAAAGTATTATGCAGAGTATAGATTTATTACAAGTAAAATTGGGAAGGAGAAGAGATTAAAAATGTTACAAGGATTAGAAACAGAAATAGTATCTAAAATTGAAAATTGGATTACAGATGGGAAAAGCAAGGTTCAAATTATTAAACAAATTAGATCTGATTATAAAGGAGTAGGATTAGTATCTCCTGAGATTAACAATGTTTATCAAAGAACTTATGAGAATTATAAGAATTATATAAAAAAAGTTGAACCAGAAATAATTGAGAAAATAAGCAAGTATTTAAATGACAATCAAAAGTCAGAAGGAATAATAAATTTACTTAAAATTGAATATCCAAAGATTTCAGATAGTGATTTAAGAGGTTTATTCATATTAGGAAAAGACGAGTTTATGAAACCAAAATATGAAGATTATACAGATGTTCCTTATAGTGGTGCTGAGAGTGATAAAAGAGCAGCTGAAAAAAGAAAGGCCAAAAAAGAAGTTTCTAAAAAGGAACAGAAATCAGAAGAAAAAGTGAAAGAAGCTATAGTTGAAGTAGGAAAAGCAGGGGCAAAAGTTTTAAAAGGTTTTAATAAAGTGGTAAAGGAGAAGAAAATGAGTAATTTAAAGGTTATTAATGAGGTTGTAAAAGTTGTTTCAAGAGAACTTGAGGGTGAATTTGGGAAATACATTGCAGATGAAAATGGAGTTACAAGAGAAGATATTACATTTAAAAATCTTGAAGCAGTAGAGAAATATAAGAAAGAACAACTTGAGAAATTCGAAAGAGAAATAGCTGAATTAGAAGCAGTATTTACTTTTAGAGAGAACTAATATGGATATAGCAGAGAAATTACAGCTCCTGGAGAAGAGTAAGCAGACATTAGATGCATTAACAGTAGAACTTAGGAAACGTGGATATGCATTAGCAGCGGCTGAAAGAGAATATAGAAAAGCATTAGCAATTAAGGAAATACAATTAAGAAGTAAAGGAAGTAGTGTTCCAGCTAACTTAGCTTATGATATAGCACGAGGAGAACCAGAAATTGCAGAATTAAGATATAAAAAACAGGTTTTAGAGATAGAAGTTGATGTTTGCAGAGATAGGTTGAGGAATGAAAGACAAAACAATGAAATTTTAAGGTCACTACTTGCCTTCGATAGGGCAAATTATCTCAATCAATAGAAAATGGAGATGTGCTTATTGCTCCATCTCCTCTAAATACTTTACTATTAGTTTTTCTAATAATTTACTAACATCAGTTTTTTCATTAATAGCTTGTATCTTAATTTTGCTTATTAAATCTTCATCCAATGTAGTAGTAAATTTCTTACGAGTCATGATATCACCTCAAAAAAATTATAACATTTATACGTAATTAAGTAAATACACTTGATTAATACGTATATACGTATTAAAATATATGTAAAGAGGTGATTTTGAATGAAAGAGATTTGGAAAGATGTAAAGGGATATGAGGGAATATATAAAATTAGCAACTTAGGTAGAGTTAAGAGTTTGAGCAATAAAACTACAGGGAAGAAAGAAATTATTTTAAGACCACATAATTTAAGACGAGGATACAAGAATGTAGCACTATACAAAAATGGTATTAAGAAGGAAACTTCAATTCATAGATTAGTAGCTGAAGCATTCATACCAAACCCTAATAACAAACCTTATGTAGATCATATAAATACCATTACCGATGATAACAGAGTGGAAAATTTGAGATGGTGTACTCCTAAAGAAAATGCTAATAATAAAAGAACATTAAAAAAGAAGAGCGAATCAGTTAAAGGTCATAAAAACCCTATGTTTGGCAAGAAATGCCCTCAAAAGGTGTTAGATTCATGTAATAAGAAAGTTTATCAATACTCACGAGAAGGTGAATTAATAAAGGAATGGGAATCTGTTAGTGAATGTGGTAGAAATGGTTTTTCTGCTTCTAATATAAGTGCTTGTTGTTTAAATAAAACTAGATGCAAAACACATAAGGGATATATATGGAGCTATAAAAAACTAAACCAAAATTATTTTAAAAATTTTAAGATTAAAACTGAAAAGAAAAAAGTATATCAGTATTCTACCGACTTAGTGTTAGTTAAAGTGTGGGAAAGTTGCAAAAGCACAGAACAAGAAGGTCATATATGCACCATTGTATCACGTTGTTGTAGAGGAGTTGCTAAAAGTCATCATGGATTTATTTGGAGCTATGAAGAGTTATCAGAATAGCTAAGACACAATTTGAATATAGGAGGAAAATATGAAAGTAAAAGAATTAATTGAAGAGCTAAGCAAATATGATGGAGAATTAGAAGTTGAAGTCTATAAGATACCAGTTAGAAAAAAGCATTTAGATGTTTTTAAAATAAAAAGAATTTCACCATGCAAGAAGAAGGAGACTAGAGAAATAACAAGTATTTGTATTGGATTTTGATTAAAGTATAAAGGAGATAAGGGGAATGAAAATAAGTGAATTAATGATACATCTTCAAGAAACATTAAGAGATTATGGAGATATAGAAGTAAGAGCTAGTATATATGATTCAGATTATGATGAACATATTGAAGGTGAAATTACTAATAGTGAGGTAGAAAATTATATTGCCACTGAAAGATATGGAAGTAATCACGCTTTAATATTAAATAATAGTGAATTATAGTGGCAATTCAAAAACAAAAATATATTGTGAGTAATTTGAAAATATTGTTCATTAGGAGGAGTTTAATTATGAAGTGTGAAAATCTAAAAATAAGAGTTAGAAATGATATAACAAATAATATTGGTGAAACAATTTATAAAAATGAGACAGTTACTATAAATAGTATTTGGAGCAATGATAGTAATACTATATTAAGTTGTGAAATACAAAAAGATAATATAATTATTATCACAAAGTTAAAAAATATAATATAATAAACAATTTGAAATTATTGCGAGTTAGATTGGAGTTTTGTTATGAATAACATAGAAATATATAATTATCAGAGAAGTTACAGTTTATTCAAATTAAATCTAGATAATAAAAAAATAGAACTAGAATGTAGAAATGATTTGGTAATAATAGACACAAGAAATACAAGTAAACTTAAAATGTGGTTAATAAGATTTATATTAAAATGTAATTTTCTAAGGAGGGAAAAATAAATGGGAGTATTCATTATAAAGAAAGAAGATTTAAAAGGTGATATCATAATAGAATTTGATAATAACATCATTTACCACAAGGATAGCGGAGAAGTTCATCCAGTTTCCTTTGTTGATGGAGAATTAAAAATTAAAATTAAAAATCAAATAATTGCCGATAAAGAACTGGTGAAGAGTATTAATTTAACCGAAGAATATAAAAACAAATTTAGAATTAATGGACTTAAAATCCCGATGACCAATTATATTGGTGAATAGCAGTTTATGGTTCGCAATTCAAATAAATTACGAAATAGCTAAGGATTAAATAGTTAATAAACAAAAGATGAACTTTACATAATGTTAAGTTATGTAGAATAATTCAATAAAAATTGGGCACTTTTGCAACAAATAAAAAGGGGATGTATTTATGGTTAATAATTCATTAGAAAATAAAGGTGTCACTAAAGAAGCAGCAGAGTATTGTTTTAGAAGTATTATTCAATTGATGAATGGAAATACTAAAAAGTTTGAGGAATATGCAGCTAAAGCTATAGATATAAACAATGAAATTGAAGAAAAGGTTAATTGGACAAACTGTACTTTTAAGGTAAATGGTAAGAAAGTTAAAGCTAAAATTAACATGAAAACACAAGAGATAAGAGATTTAGAAGGAAATGTCTTAAGGAGTGGTGTTTAGTGTTTATAGTTTTAATAATAGCAGCATTATTAATATTAGTTTTTATAATATTAACTGCAATTATCTTAGGTGCAGAGCATGAAAAAGATTTTATGACCAATTGGGAAGAATGTAATGGAAATTGCAGCAACTGCAGGGATAAGGAGCAGTGTATGAATAGACCATATAACTAGGGGGAGAGGCTTTTGAGTAAAGATGAGTTTGGAAAAACAGAAGGCAGATTATATAGATACTTTGAAAATATAAGTAAAATATCTATGCTTGAAAAAGAAATAGAGGAGCTAGATAAGAGGTATGACAATGTTGACAATATATTAAAAAATAGTAGTTTTGATTTTGATATAAGTTTAGGATCACCAGGATTTGAAGAGAGAGTACAAACTTCATGTAGTGGAGAAAGTGCAATAGAAAAGCAGATATTAAATCAGGCGGAGAGACTAATTAAAGAGCAAAAGCTTATAAGAAAAAAGCAGTTTAAAAATAAAATACAAATCAATGAGCTTGAAAGAAATAATATAAAGCTTAGAGTTGCAATAGCGATGCTTGAAGAAGATGAAAAGAAGTTAATTTATTTTAAGTATCATAAAAAGTTAACTATAGAAGCTATAGCTGAAGAGATTAATTTATCTATAAGAACAACGTATAGACTGAGAAAACAAATTATAGAGAAGATAATGAAATTGCTTTAGGAGTTTTAATATGGGGATTTATCTTATAGAAGCAGAGGTAAAGGTTAGACACCTTTACTCTGTACAAGCTAAAACTGAAGATGAAGCAAAAGAATATCTAGAAGTAATGGAACGTAATAAAGGTGATTATGATGGTAGCAATCTTATTCTAGATAAAGTTTGGATAGGAGAAATTAACAATGAGATTATAGATTCTAAGGAGATTGAGGAGGTAAAGAATATGGAAACCAATTATGAAATAGTAGGTGTAGCAGATATAGATGAAGTTTTATTAGGAATTGAAGATGGAATTGAGGAGGTAGAAGTTAATGAATAAAGTAGTGCTTATCGGGAGATTAACAAAGGATCCAGAATTAAGATATGCAGCAGGAAGTGGAACAGCAGTTTGTAGATTTACAGTAGCAATTACAAGACAATTTAAGAAAGATGAAACAGATTTTATTAACTGTGTATCATTTGGAAAGACTGGAGAAACAATTGCACAATATATTACAAAGGGTAGACAAATAGCAGTTACAGGAGCTATAAGAACAGGAAGTTATGATGCTCAAGATGGAACTAAAAGATATACAACTGATGTAGCTGTAGAAAGCTTTGAGTTTATAGGTAGCAATAGTACTAATAGCAATAATGATAACAGTAGTAATTGGAATCCACCAGTAGATAATTCTGAAATTGGATTTGGAGATATGACACCAGTAGATGATGGGGACATGCCATTTTAGTTATGAATAAATCAAAAAATGGAGGGTGAAAAATGGTACATGAATTAAAAACCGAAAGTAAATACTTTAAGGCGGTATGCAAAGGGAAGAAAACATTTGAGGTTAGAAAAGATGATAGACCATTTAAGGTTGGAGATACTTTGAAATTGGTTGAATATGAAAATGGAAGATTACAATATGCTGAGTGTGATGTAACTATAACTTATATTTTAGGTCGTAATGAAGATGAAAAGAGATATGTTCCAGAAGGATATGTAGTATTAGGAATTAAATAATGGAGGTAAAGAATTTATGATATATGAATCAAATAAAACTAAGAAGAAAAATGGATTTGAATATAAGGAGCAAAAGTTCTCTATAGATACAGGGGATAGAGTTAATGATATTAATATACAAGATGCAGTAATTCATATATTAGATGCAAATGCAGGTGAGCCAGTATTAAATGAATTTACATTAGAGTTAACTGAAGATACTTACAGATTCTTATATAAGCATATAGATAAGATATTTAAAAATGATGATTTAGTACCAGCAGTATTCAATTCAGAAAGAAATATAGTTAGAGAAATAGTTCAAGATTATTTAAATGGATTAGATGGAGATATCATTGAGGTATCTAAGGAATTAGCAAGACAATTATTTATAATCATGAAAGGGAATATTAATATTCCATCTTGTGATCTTATAATAACATCAATAATAACAGATCAAGGTCCTATGCTAGGAATACTTAAGTTAGATTATGTTAATAGTTTTACCCATCAAGTAGATTTTATAGATAATAAAATAGGTGTTGGATTGATAAAATATAGTACAGCTTTGCCAGGAAGTACTCAAAGAATACAGAAAGCTGCATTTATAAAACCTATAAGAGAAGGTAATAAGTTTGATTTATGGGTACTAGACAACAACAAAAGTAGAACAGTAGATGATGATGAATATGGAGCAAATTACTTCTCAAATAGTTTCTTAGGGTGTAGCCAAGTAAGTGATAGTAGAACAGAAACTAAAACATTTATAAAAGCAGTAGAAAATTGGACAAGATTTAATATAACTGAAAATGCAGTAGAGGCAGAAAAGATAAGAACAACAGTTAAGGACCAACTGCAACAAGAGGATAATATAAATATAGCAGAATTATCAGAGAAGTTATTTAATTATGATTCAAATAAGAAGCAAGACTTTGAAACATTCATTAAAGGACATGGAATAGATGAAGAAATAAAAGTAGATAAGCAATTTGTAGAAAAGAAACTTAAGAGAGTAAGACTTAAGGTTGATAAGGATATTGATTTATATATAGATCAGGAAGCATATAAAGATGAGTCAAAGTTTACTATACAACGTAATGGTGATGGAAGTATTAATATGATAATTAAGAATGTAGTTAATTATATAGAGAAGTAATTAATAGTTTGAAATTATTATGCACTAAATGATCTTTGAAAATTGAATAGTACGGCATTGTAAAAATATGTTATAATTAATTCGTGATTGTATTATATTATCAAGCAAAAGAAGGGGTAGATACTATGAATAAAAACACTAAATTACTTTACTGCATTTTAGGGAGCGTAATTTTAGCTTTAACAAGTATTCCTATATTTTATGATGCAGTTCGCTATATTCCTATAGTTGGATTTTATTTAAGTCAGTTGCTTTATTTTATTTCAGCTATAGGAGTGATACTAACTATATATTTTGCTATACTATTAATAAAAGAAAATTGGACTTTTAAGTAGATAATATTAAATTAATGAAAATACCGTATTATTCAAAAGAATATGCGGTATTTTTTAGCGCATAATTTAATATTATTGGCACAAAAATGACAGTAAAACGCTATAGATTGTTATATAAATATAGAATATAATAAAAGCATATTTCTGGTATGATTTTATTTCAAACTTCCCATTTACCCCTATATATAATGGTTAATAAAAAGCATTTACCCTTAGACGGTAGGTGCTTTTTTTATTATGTAAAAAAGAAGGTGAGAACATGGAAAAAGAGTATTTAATATTAAAGTGTAAGAAGTGCAGAAAGACAACATTTGTATTATATAGAGAAGTAGATTTTAATGGATTCTTAGTGTGTTCTCACTGTAGCAGTAAAAGTGTAAAGGTAGTAGGGAGTACAGATGATGCAAGGGAATGCATGGGACATGCAGTATATAAACGAGAAAAAGGTGCTATGAAGCAAATAAGATAAATAAGTATCTACAAGATGTAGTAAGTGCTTATTTTATATTTATATATAAATGTTGGTTAGGCAGGACGAGATACCACCTAACCGTCAACATTTCAATTTTACAAGAGTGAGGTGTTGAGTATGGAAAATAAACTATTAACATTAACAAATGATAAGGAATTAAGAATTACAAGTGTAGAGCTTGTCGATATAATAAATGATTTTAGAAAGTTAGAAAGTGATAAAATTGGCAAAGAGTATAAAGAGTTAAGACATGATAGTTTTATTGCTAAAATTAAGAGTGAGTTAGAAACTCTAAAGCTTCTAGGAGAAAGTTCACTCCAAAATTTTTTGGAGTCAGAATATAAAAATTCTAGAGGTAAGATTTATCCTTGTTATTCTCTTAATAGAGATGGTATGTTACAAATGCTAAATAGTGAATCAACATTAGTAAGATATAAAACTATTGAGTATATAAATGACCTTGAAGAAGAAAATAGAAAATTAAAGGAAGGTCAAGAATTAATATCAGCTCATAAAGAGATAAGAGAATTTAAAAATACATTATCAGATTTTAGAAGATTAACAGAAGAAGCAAAAGAAATGTACAAACCTAGTCATAAAAGAAAGCTTCAATATGATAGATTAATAAAATCGGTAACAAGTGATAAAGAAGAATATGACATAGTTAAAGAGTGGATATTTGCTACATTAGAAATAGAGAAATGGGAAGATACTTCTATAGAGCAAAATAGAAAAATATTAGAGATAATAAATACTGTGTCAAGAATGTTAAATATAAAGAAGTTTGAACAATTAAGTTTATTATAGAGGTGTAATATGAAAAAGATAACTAAGAATGAAGCTAAGAGATTAAGAAAACAAGGTAAGGTAGTTAAAACTACTCATAATGGATATTATCTTATGAATGTATAAAGGCTAGGTGGTGTAATGGAATGGCTAGAGCTCCAAATGAAAAACTTAATAAGGCTCTTTCGTTATACCAAAAAGGTTATAAGTTAGTTGATATAGCTAAAGAGTTAGATATTCCAGTAGGTACTATTAGAAGTTGGAAGAATAGATATAAATGGAGTTGCGATGAAGGAAACGACGAGAGTGCAACGTTGCAAAAAGAGAAACAAAATAGATGCAACGTTGCAAATGATATATCTTGGATAGAAATAGAAAGTGAGTATGTAACTGATATACGGAAGAAACCTTGTAGTTTGGAGGATTTGAGCAAAAAATACAATATTGCAATTCAGACTATTTATGATTATTCTGCAAGTAATGAATGGAGTAAAAAAAGAAGGGACTACAAAGAAAAGACAAAGAGAAAAGTAATAGAAAAATCAGCTACTATAGATGCAGAAATGATTATGAAGTATAGAATGATGCATTTAAATATATCAGATAAAGTTTTAAATGAGTTAAATAAAGCTTTAGATAATCCTAATGAACTATATACAGTAGTTGAAAAGTTAAGACAAGGTTATGGATCAGGTGAATTTTCTGAAAAGATAGAAACAGAAGTACTTGACGTTATAAATGATTCTAAGGTAGTCAATATAGTCAATGCTCTTGATAAATTACAAAAAATGCAAAGGCAAACAATTGGTATTTTAGATGTGAAAGATGATAAAGATAGCGGAAATACTAAGGAAGGTGTTAAGTATACTGGAATACCAGCAACTATGGTTGCTCCTGCATTTGCTAAAGTTATTTTTGATATTCAAGCTAAAGAACATTTAGAATATGTATTCCCTGGAGGAAGAGGTTCTACAAAATCATCTTTCATTGGTTTAGATATAATTGATTTATTGATGAAAAATGAAAATATGCATGCTTGTGTATTAAGACAAGTAGGAGATACATTAAGAAGTTCTGTATATCAACAAGTAATGTGGGCAATATCAGCTTTGGGATTAGAAGATGAATTCCATGATACAGTAAGCCCTTTAGAGATTACAAGAAAAAGTACTGGACAAAAGATTTATTTTAGAGGAGCTGATGATCCAGATAAAATAAAATCAATTAAAGTACCATTTGGATATATAGGTATTGCATGGTTTGAAGAGTTAGACCAATTCGTAGGGCCAGAAGCAGTAAGAAAAATTGAACAATCAGTTATCAGAGGTGGAGATGTAGCTTATATATTTAAATCATTTAATCCTCCTAAATCTGCAAATAACTGGGCCAATAAATATATAAAAATTCCTAAAGCTAATAGATTAGTAACACATAGTACTTATTTAGATGTTCCTAAGGAGTGGCTAGGTAAACCATTCTTAGATGAAGCAGAGTTTTTAAAAGAAGTTAATCCAGATGCATATGAAAATGAATATATGGGAGTTGCTAATGGTAGTGGGGGAAGTGTATTTGATAATGTCACAATCAGAGAAATTACTGATGATGAAATTAAGGAATTTGATAGAATTTATCATGGTGTTGACTGGGGATATTATCCTGATAAATATGCTTACACTAAAAGCTATTATGATGCCGGTAGAAGAAAACTTTATATATTCGATGAGTATTGCTGTAATAAGAAATCAAATAAAGAAACTTATACTGAGTTAGTAGAAAATCATGGAGTCACAGTTAATGATCTAATTATTTGTGATTCAGCAGAACCAAAATCAGTAGGGGATTATAAATCATATGGATTATTTGCTAGAGGAGCAGAGAAAGGTCCTGATAGTGTTAATTATTCTATGAAATGGTTGCAGTCATTAAATGAAATTATAATTGACAATAGAAGAGCTCCAAACTGTGCTACAGAATTTATGGAATATGAATATGATAGAGATAAAAATGGTGATGTTATTAGTGGCTATCCTGATAAGAATAACCATTGTATTGATAGTGTACGTTATGCCTTAAATAACATTTGGAAGAAGAGAGGGCAATAAATAATGTTTGAAAAATTTAAAGGTTTTATACAAAAGGTGGTGAGTAAGATGTTTAATAAAGGAACTATACAAGAAGCTTTAAAAGTAAATGTAGCTGTAAGTAATGAAATGGCTAATGCTATAGATTTATGGAATATGATATATGAAAATAAAGCACCTTGGTTAAATAAAAATGTTAAATCATTAAACTTAGGAGCCACCATTGCAAGTGAAGTAGCTAGAATGGTAACAGTAGAGTTTCAATCTGAAATAACCAAGAATGATTATTTAAATGAGCAATATCAAAGGGTATTAAAGGACTTAAGGAGATATGTAGAATATGGATGCGCTAAAGGTGGATTAGCATTTAAACCATATATAGATGGAAATGAAATAGCAGTTGATTATGTACAAGCTGATAGATTCTTTCCAACTCAATATAACTCTAAAGGTGAGGTTACTGCAGCCGTATTCTTAGAGCAAAAGATAGAAGGTAAGAAAACTTATACTAGACTTGAATACCATGAGTTAACTAACAAGGTATATAAAATTACTAATACTGCATATGTAAATGAAACTGCATTAATAGGAAATAATAACAATAGTAATCTTGGAAAGCCAATAACATTAACAGAGGTTGACGAATGGTCGAGTTTACAGCCAATAACAACCATTAAAAATGTTAATAAACCACTATTTTCTTATTTTAAAATACCTTTTGCAAATACTATTGATTTTACATCTCCTTTAGGAACTTCAATTTATTCTAGAGCTATTGATTTAATAAAGCAAGCAGATGAACAGTGGGGAAGAATACTTTGGGAGTATGAGGGTAGTGAATTAGCGATAGATGTTGATGTAACTGCATTTAGAAAAGATGAACATGGTAACTTAAATGTTCCTCATGGAAAAGATAGATTATATAGGCAAATAGATCTTGATGATAATACTAAATGGAATGTATTTTCACCAGCTATAAGAGATTCAGCTTACTTTAATGGCCTTAATAATATTCTTAAGAGAATAGAGTTTAATTGTGGTTTATCTTATGGAACAATTAGCGATCCACAGGAAGTAGATAAAACTGCTACTGAAATAGTTAGTTCTAAGCAAAGAATGTATTCTACAGTAAATGATATTCAAGGAGCATTAGAAAGTGCATTAGATGATTTAATTTATGCTATGAGTGTTTGGGCAAAATTAGCAAGGTTGTCAATGGATAAATATGAGGTTTCATATAACTGGGATGATAGTATTGTAGTTGATAAGGATACTGAATTAGCGAGTATGCAAGCTGATGTTGCAGCAGGAATTATTAGACCAGAGCTTTATATCATGAAAAAATATGGTGTAACAGAGAAAGAGGCAATAAAGATGATGCCTAAGGTAGATAATACATTAACTAAATCACCTTTTGATGAGGAATAGAGGTGTTAGATTATGGCTTTAACTCCACAACAACTGCAAAATATTCCTGAAAATATAATTCAGCTTTATAGAAATTTAGAAGAGTTTATTATTGATGATATCGCTAGAAGAATTGCTAAAACAGGAGAACTAACTGAAACAGCTAAATGGCAATTAGAAAGAGCTAAAGATTTATCTATGGATAATATAGAGAAGGAAATAGAAAGAGTTTTAGGATTAGCTAATGAAGAGGTAGAAAATACTCTTAAGCAAAGTGCTTTAACTTCTCTAGAAGCTGAAAACAAAATCTATAAGGAAGCTATTAATAAAGAGATTAAGATAAAAGGTAATACTATACTAGAAAAAGTATTAGAAGCAACAATAAAGCAAACCAAGGGAGAACTTAAGAATATAAGTCAATCTTTAGGATTTGCTCAAATTATAAATGGAAAGATAGTTTATAAAGATATAGCAAAGTTTTATCAAGATACTGTAGATTTAGCACTGGTTCAAGTTAATAGTGGTATCTTAGATTCTAATTCAGCTATTAGACAAGCTATTAAGAAATTAGCAGATAGTGGCTTAAGGACTGTTGATTATGAGAATGGTTGGAGCAATCGAATTGATGTTGCTGTAAGAAGAGCAGTAGTAACTGGAAGCAATCAGATGTGTCATAAAATGACTGAGTTAACCATGAAAGAATTAGAGTGTGAGTTTGTAGAAACTACAGCTCATGCAGGAGCAAGACCGGACCATCAAGAATGGCAAGGACAAGTTTTCTGTTATAAAGGTAAGAGTGACAAATATCCTAATTTTGTAGAGAAAACTAGATATGGTCATGGAGATGGACTTGGAGGATATAACTGTAGACATAGTTTTTATCCATTCTTTCCTGGAATAAGTAAAAGAGCTTACAGTGAAGAACATCTTAATAATATAGATCCAAAGGATTTTGAGTATGATGGTAAAACTTATACTTACTATGAAGCACTTCAACATCAAAGGAAGTTAGAAACTAATATAAGGCAAAAGAAAAGAGAACTTATAGGATATAATGCAGCAGAATTAAAAGATGATTTTAATAATAGTAGTATTGCATTAAATAGACTGAAGAATGAATATAAATCTTTCAGCAATGTAGGAGATTTAGCTATAAGAAATGATTTAATGCAAGTTCATAAATATGGACAAGGTATAGCTCAAAAGAGTGCTAGAGTTAAGAAAAATATTAATACAAGTAGTATTAAAGAGAAAACTACAAGTGAATATAAAACAACAACTAATACTACTAATAAATCTAGTACAACTAAAAAGAGTAATTCAAGTTCATTAAAAAGCTATACTAAATCAGATTTAACTAATATGAGTACAACTCAATTAAAGAAAGTAGCAAAAGAAGTTGCATTACAGTATTATCCTAAATCTGGATTAAATTTTGGGGCTAATCCTAACTATGAAAATATTATTAATGACTTGTTAAAAGGTAGTACTAAGACAAGTTTAATAAAAGATATAATGTCAATGAAAAAGAAATTGTAATTTAGGTGAATTAATGAAACTTATAGAAAAGTTAAAACAGATATTCAATATTAAAAACCATAAACATGAAATTATATATGAAAAAGGCTTTGGTTACAGATGCAAGTGGTGTGATAAACCTAAATCACAATGTAAATAAAGTCTTTTATTATGCTTAAAATTAAGGAGGTATTGAAAATATGGAATTGGAGGTAAATAAGTAATGAATGAAAAAGAGTTTTTAGAATGGTGTAAACAAGAGGTATGTGATTATACTAATAAACATTTAGATAAGACAGATAAGAAGGAAATCACAACAGATGATGTGTTTATGGTATGGAGTTGTAAAACATTGCAAAATAATAAAGCATTACTTAGTACAACCCTATTTGATGGAATGTATTACGAGTGTACATACAATGGAGATAAAAAAGAAATGTATATAGATGCCTATAAGAAATGGGAAAATTATAAGGTTGAAAGAATAATTAAGTCTTAGGAAACTAAGGCTTTTTATTATGCCTAAAAACTGACCTACCTTACAAGTCGTTAAACTGTATAAGGCAATATGAGAAGCAACCTCGTAAAAAGCGTAATTGGAGGAGAGAAAATATGCAAAGAAAATTTTTAGAAGAATTAGGTTTAGAGAAAGAAGTTATTGATAAGATAATGGCTGAAAATGGAGCTGATATTGAAAAGCAAAAGAAAGCTACAGAAAAAGCTACTCAAGACCTAGAAAAGTACAAAGCTGAAAATGAGGGTTTAAAAACTCAATTAAATGATGCAAACACTCAAATTCAATCATTTAAGGAAATGGACATTGATGGTATTAAGGCTAGTGCTGAAGAGTGGAAAACAAAGTATGAAACAGATACTAAAGCTCTTAATGAAAAGATTGCAGCTAAAGATTATGACTATGCTATTAAGGACTTCATGAGTAACTATAAATTTATTGATGATGATGTTAAAGAAACAGTAATCAATAAGTTTAAAGCTAAGGAATTTAAACTAGAAGAAGGAAAATTCTTAGGCGGCGAGGACTTTATGAAGGAATATAAAGAAAATCATAAATCTTTATTTATTTCAGATGAACCACAAGATCCAATTCCTGAAATAGTTAAACCTACTGGTGGAAGTAATCCATCAGGAGATACAAATCCGTTTAAATTTAATTTTATGGGTGTAAGGCCTGTAAATAAAGAATAATAAAAAGAAAGAAGGTATTAAATTATGACAGCATTAAATTATGCAAAAGAATATTCACAAGCATTAGCACAAGCATTCCCTTATGCACTTTATTTTGGAGCATTATACAATACTCCTAACAATGGTAGATATAAATGGACTGGAGCAAAGACAATAGAAATTCCAACTATCTCAACTACAGGGAGAGTTGATGCAGATAGAGATACTATTGGGAATGCAGCAAGAAACTACAATAATGCTTGGGAAACTAAGGTATTAGAAAATCAAAGAAAATGGAGTACATTAATTCATCCAGCTGATATTGACCAAACTAACTATGTAACTTCAATAGCTAATATTACTCAAGTTTATAATGAAGAGCAAAAGTTCCCTGAAATGGATGCATATACAGTATCAAAGATATATGCAGATTGGACAGGACAAAGTAAAACAGCATCTACTACTGCATTAACAGAAGATAATGTATTAGCTGAATTTGATGCTTTAATGGAAAAGATGGATGAAGCTAGAGTACCAGTAACAGGAAGAATACTTTATGTTACTCCAGCTATAAATACATTAATCAAAAATGCTAAGCAAATAACTAGAACTATCAATGTTGAAAGTACTGGATCTACAATAAGCAGAAAAGTATCAAGAATTGATGAAGTTGAAATAATAGCAGTACCATCATCTTTAATGAAAACTACATTTGACTTTACTACTGGTTGGACTGCGGGTGGAGGTGCTAAACAAATACATATGTTCTTAGTACACCCAGCAGCAGTAATTACACCTATATCTTATCAATTTGCTCAATTAGATGAACCATCTGCAAAAACAGAAGGTAAGTATTATTACTATGAAGAATCATTTGAAGATGTATTTATCTTAAATAAGAAAGCTGATGCAATTCAATTTGTAGTTCAAGGAGAATAAAAATGAAAATAGTAATGAAAAAGAACAAGCAATTGAAGATTCCCGATGAAAAGTTGGAAGAGTTTTTAGAAATGGGATATAGCAGAATTGATGAGAATGGTGAAGTTATTATAGCTGGAAAAGCAACTACTTTAGCTGGATATAAAGCTGAAAATAATTCTCTTAAAGCTGAAAATGTTGAGTTAAAGAAAGAAATAGAAAATCTTAAAGCTGAAAATGCTAAACTTAAAGAGAATAATTCGGGAGAAGATAAGGATCAAGAAAAAAAGTCTAAAAGTAAGGCTTAATTATCAGGAGGTATTCAATGGCTGCAGTAGTAGATTATGAATATTATTCAGTTACTTATGGAGGCTCTGAAATGCCTCCTTTAAAATTTTATGCTTTAGAGTTAAGAGCTAGAAAATATATAGATGGTATAACTTGCAATAGAATTGATTATTTACAAGAAATAAGCGAGAACATAAAGTTAGCTATTTGTGCTGTTATAGATGTTCTTATTAAGCATGATGGAAAGATAATAATATCTGAAAAAACAGGAGATAATTCCATTACATATGTCACACCTGATACATCAAAAGAAAAGGAAATATACAAAGAGGTTAAAGTTTATTTAGCAGATACAGGGCTTTTGTATAGAGGAGTGTAGATATGATTATAAATGCAGATATAACACTTTATAACAAATATTATGATGAAGAGGATAAATGTAATAAATACAAAAGAAGTTATCTTAGGGGTGTAAATTATAGAAGTAGTTATGGAACTACTTTATCAAGTAAATCTATTAATAATAATGATGAAAATATAATTTATATACCTTTTAGCGTTTGTTCTGAAGATAAGGAATATATAAAACCTAAGGCATATGAAAAATTATCAAAATCTGAAAAAGAACATTATTTTACATTAAATTCTGGAGATATAGTTGTAAAAGGAATTATAGATTTTGAGTTAACTAATGAAAAAGGTAATAACTTAAAATCTCTTAATGAGTTTTATGATGATGTAGCTACAGTAAACAATATAAAAACATATGAGTGTGGAAGTTATAATATGAAACACTGGAAGGTGGTGTGTAATTAATGGCTACTAAAGTAACTATTAATATAGATCCAGCTGAAAAAATATTATTAAAAAGGAAACTTAACAATAATGGACAGGCTCAATTATTGTTAACAAATGAAATTGCAAGATTAAGTGAACCTTATGTACCATTTCAAGGTGGAGACTTAAAGGATAAGAAAGCTGTAAGTAGCAATAAAATAACCTACATTATGCCATATGCTAGAAAACAGTATTTTACTAATGCTGGAGCAGGTAAAGAGGGAACTGGTAAAGGTGGTTTAAGAGGCAAGCTTTGGGTAAAAAGATGTTGGGCAGATAAAGGAAAAGATATATGTAGAAGTGTGGCTCAATTCGTAGGAGGTAGGGCAGAATGATAATAAAAGCATTAAGAGATTACATATCACAATGTCCATATCTTTATGAGTTCAATAAAGGAATAAACATAGATTATCTTGATAATGATTCTACTACTTATTCTATTGAAGAGGTACCATGTGAGCCAATTATAAAGCAATACATTAATGGTGATACAAAAAGACAATATGATTTTATATTTGCTAGTAGAGAAAGTTATGGTGCAGATGTATTTCAAAATATTGAGAACAGTGGTTTTTATGAGGACTTTTCAAACTGGATAGAGGAGCAAAGTGTAAAAGGTAATTTACCAAGTTTAGAAGGTAATAGAGAATCACTAGAAATAAAGGTATCTACAACAGGATATGCATTTCAAACTGATGATAACAGTGCAAGATACCAAATACAATTAAAATTAATTTATTTTCAAAAAGGAGGATTTTAAATGGCTATTAGAAAAAGAAAAGTACAAGCTAACTATATGAAGGTTAAGGAAGCTTTTGAACTATTAGGGACAGGGTTTACAGAGTTAAATGAAAGTCCTTCAGCTCAAACAACTTCAAAAAGATATATAAATCAATCTAGTTCTAGTCAATCAGTTACTGGATATGAATGGAGCTCTAGTTTTAATACGGATCAAATTAATAGTGAAAAGGCTATTGAATATATAAGAAATATAGGTGAAATGCAGCTTACAGGTGCTGATGCTGAAACTGAATATATTATAGTTGATTTGGATAAACCAGGAACTGCAGAGGGAAGCTTTAGGGCAAGAAAATTCAAAATAGCTATAGCGGTAGATAGTTTCGATGACAATGATGGTGAACTTGGAATTAGCGGAAGTTTCTTAGGTCAAAGTGATCCAGTAGAGGGCACATTTACGATTGCAACTAAGGAATTTGCAGAAGGCTTTACGGCTAAAACAGAGTAGGGGGAATTTAAATGATAATTAACGGAGTTGAATTAGAAGATTTAGATATTTATGATGTTGAGGTTGCTGAAAAATATGAAAAGGTTCTTGAGAATATAAATAAACCTCAAAAAGTTGAAGGATTGAAGACATCTGCTGTTATAAGAAAACAATGTGAAGCAATTTTTAATGTTTTTAATGAACTATTTGGTGAAGGAACTGATAAAAAGGTGTTCGGGGATAGAGTTAACCTTAAAATTTGTTTAGAAGCATTTGCTTCTTTAGTTGATCAGATTAATTCACAAAAGGAAGAGCTGGATAATATAGTTTCTAAATATTCTCCTAATAGGGCTCAAAGGCGAGCTAAGAAATAATGAATCTGCTAATTGATTTAGTTCCAAACACAGTTAACATTGATGGTGAGGAATATAAAATTAATAGTGATTTTAGGTACTCTATACTATTTGAACTTTTAATGCAAGATAAAACATTGAGTGATAAAGAAAAAACAGTTAATGCATTAAGTTTATACTATTCAGTATGTCCTAAAAATATTAATGAAGCTATTAATCAAATGTTATGGTTTTATAGAGGTGGTAAAGATATAGAATTGTCTAAAGGAAAAGGTAAAGGCAAGAGTGACATCCAAATTTACAGTTTTGAGCATGATGATGATTATATTTATGCTGCATTTATGGATCAATACGGAATTGATTTACAGGATATAGAGTATTTGCATTGGTGGAAGTTTAAAGCTATGTTCAAATCTTTAAGAGAAGATAATGAAATAGTTAAAATAATGGGATATAGGAGCATTGATTTATCTAAAATTAAGGATAAAGAAGAGAAAGCCTATTATAGAAAAATGAAAGAACTTCATAAAATTCCTGTTTCTCAAAGTGAAAAAGAAAAGTTAAATGAAATAGAAAAAACTCTTCTTAATGGTGGTGATATAAGCAAACTATTGTAATATATTCCTTATTTACGATATAATAATTTATAGAAGTAGATGAGGAGTGGATAATATGGGATTATTTAGTAGAAGGAAAAAAGAAATAAAAGAAAATAGATCTCCAAAGGATATAGCTATTACAATGGCTAATAATGTATTTAAAAGTATACTGTTAGAAGGTGAAAATATAAATTTTGCTATTCAAGGAAAAGGTGCAGCTAAAAATTTAATTTTTTCAGTAGGTATTTTAGGAGCTACAGATAAAAGATTGCTATATTATTTTCAAGATGGTAGTGAAACAGGAACTGAAACAATTATGTATGATAAAATAATATCAGTTACTAATATAAGCGGTTTTGAAAGTAAAATGGGAAGTTTTTCAGGGGTAGCAGTGGAACTAGCTAATGGAAAGAAAAGAGTTGTTAGATGTTTAAATAATGATGATCAAAAGAAATTAATAAGTGAATTAATGTTTTATATAGAAAGTAAAAGATAATAAAAACACCTACTACTGTAGGTGTTTTTTGTTTTAAGTAGGTGATTGAAATAAAAGATATAAGATGCGCAAATTGTAATCAGCTACTTTTAAAGGCTGAGATAATTAAGGGGGAAATTAAATGTCCTCGTTGTAAAAAAATAAATAAAATATTAGAACCAAAAGACAGAGCTTAGAGCCACACAATAGAGTAGTGAGCCAATGCCTGCTTTTTTTTATTTTGATGAAGAAAGTAGGTGGGTAAATGTCGGATGGAAAAATAATAATTGATACAAGTATAGATAGTAGTGGTGCTGAAAAAGATATAAAAAGTCTTACTAGTAAACTAGGTGGTATAGCAGGTACTGCAGCAAAAACATTGGCGAAAGTATCTGCAGTAATGGTAACTGCAACAGCTGGAGCAATAGGAGTATTAACAAAATTATCTGTTGAGCAGTATGCAGAGTATGAACAATTAACTGGTGGAGTTGAAACCTTATTTAAAAATAGCAGCGATAAAGTAATGGAATATGCAAATAATGCATATGAATCCGCAGGAATGTCTGCTAATGAGTATATGAGTACTATTACTGGTTTCGCAGCTTCACTATTACAAGGACTTGGTGGAGATACAGAAAAAGCCGCTCAAATAGGTAATATGGCTGTTACTGATATGTCTGATAATGCCAATAAAATGGGTACTGCAATTGAACGTATACAAGATGCTTACCAAGGGTTTGCGAAACAAAATTATACTATGTTAGATAACCTAAAGCTAGGTTATGGTGGTACAAAAACCGAAATGGAAAGGCTCTTAGCTGATGCTCAAAAAATTAGTGGTGTTAAATATGATATAAGTAATTTTAATGATGTAATAGAAGCTATTCATGTAATTCAAGAACAAATGGGAATAACAGGAACAACTTCATTGGAAGCTGCAAGTACTATTGAGGGTAGTTTAAATATGACTAAATCTGCATGGACTAACCTTTTAACTGGTATGGCTGACGACAATGCTAACTTCGATGCTTTAATTGATAATTTAGTTAATTCTGCAAGTGCATTTGGTGATAATATACTTCCAAGAATTGAAATAGCAATAAAAGGTATAGGACAATTAGTTGAAAAATTACTTCCTCCAATTGTGGCTAGATTGCCAGAATTAATAACTGATATATTACCTTCGTTATTGAATGCTGGTGTTCAGATGGTAGGTTCTTTGGGTAATGGTATTATTCAAGCGTTGCCATCTTTAATTGATTGTTCAGTACAAGCAATACAAACTATTTTAAATGGTATAACTAATAATTTACCTCAAATAGTTAGTGGAGCTATGCAAATAGTATCATCTTTAGTAGATGGAATAGTTCAAGTGCTGCCAATGTTATTAGATGCTGGAATACAATTACTAATAGCACTAGGTCAAGGAATAGCAGAGAATTTACCTACATTAATTCCTACTATAGTAAATTTAATAGTTTCTATATGTGATATGATAATTGAAAATTTACCTTTAATATTAGATGTTGCAATAGATATAATATTAGCTTTAGTGCAAGGTTTAATAAATGCTTTACCTACGTTAATTGCAGAAGTTCCTAGAATAATAAATAGTTTCGCTGATGCAATTTATAGTGCTTTGCCTCAAATTCTTGAGGCTGGAGTTCAAATATTAATGATGCTTATTAAAGGCTTAATAGATTCAATTCCTACTTTAATAGCTAATATTCCTCAAATAATTCTTGCTATAGTAAATGCTGTAACGTTATACAATTGGGCTGGATTAGGAAAAAACTTGATTCAGTGGATTGGGAATGGGCTTTCTGCTATGAAAGGTAATATTGGCAATATAGCTAAAAGTATTGCTGAATGGGTTGGTACCTCTATAACCAACATATTTAAAGGGGGACTAAGTTGGGGGAAAAACTTAATTTCAAGTATTGGTCAAGGGTTTTCTTCTATGGTAAGTTTCTTGAGTAGTTCTGCTAGTTCAATTGCAACAAACGCATTAAATTCAATCAAAAATGTATTTTCAAGCGGATTTGATATAGGTAAGAATCTTATACAAGGTATTTGGAATGGTATATCAAATATGAAACAATGGATACTAGATAAAATCGGTGGTTTTGCTGGTAGTATTATTAGTGGAATTAAAGGATTTTTCGGCATACATAGTCCTTCAAGAATCATGCGTGATCTTATAGGTACTAACATAGTTAAAGGTATTGGAGTCGGAATAGATGTAGAAACTCCAAATCTTGAAAAAGATATTGATTCAAATATGGCGGATTTAGTTGCTAAAATGCAGGCTACAGTAAGTATGGAACGATTAAGAGCAGTACCAACTGGAGTAACTAGCATTAATAATACTTCTCATAGCAATATTACAAATAATGATAATGGTGTAACACAAAACATTACGTTTAATAATCTAGTAAAAACTCCTAGTGAGGTTGCTAGACAAATAAGAAAGGTAGGAAGGGAGCTTGCATTCGGATGATAAATACTAAATTTTTAACATTAACATTAGAGTCTAATGGTGAAGTTTTAGAACTTGGAAACAATGAATACAAGCTTCTAGAAGTACATGGATTAGAAGCTAGTGATTATGACATTAACATAACTGAACATTATAGTGGAATTGGTGGATATGTTAAAAAAAAGAAGATAAAACCAAGAGAAATATACTTTACTGCTGATTGCATGGATTGGAATTGTGAGGAGCAAAGACAAAGATTAATTAAATTCTTTAATCCTTTAAATAGTGGAACTGTTAAAGTTAACTATTGTGGAATAGAAAGATATATAAAATATGAAGTTGAAAGCTTTAAGGATAATAGAATTAACCTTTATGAGCGACTAAATTTTACTGTATATATTATTTGTCCAGACCCTTATTTTTATGAACTTGAAAAATTAGAAGAATTGACTACATGGACCGGTGGATTAAACTTTCCACTTAATTTACCTTTTACGCTAAAGCAAAAAGGGGAAAATATAAAAAATATTTATAATGATGGTCATGTTGATACTGCAATAGAAATTATATTTAGAGGTCCAGCTATTAATCCTAAGGTTATTAATCAAACTACAGGAGAGTTTATACAGGTTAATAGAGAACTTACTAGTGAAGATATTTTATATATAACAACTAAATATAGAAATAAGAAAGTAGAAATAGAAAAAAATGGAGTTATAACTAATGCATTTAACTACATAGATCTAGATTCTACTTTTTTTAGTTTAAAAGTTGGTGATAATCTTATGGAATATAGTACTGAAAGCTTAGAACCGCAAGGTGTAAGTATAAAATATAGCAACAAGTATTTAGGAGTATAGGAGGTGTTATAGTGGGATATGGCTTTTTTAATGGAAGTAATAATTATGGACAAGAAGAACTAGCAAGATATTTTTCAAATATATATGAAAATGGTGTTAATGTTACTGATTCAGATATGGGAATGAAAGTTACAAGATATTCAGGTACAGATTTAAAAGTAGCAATAGGATTTTCTATAGTGAATGGGTATTATTTATATCAAGATGTTATTAAAACAATAACAGTGGATAAAGATACTACTTATAATAGAATAGATAGAGTGGTAGTTAGATTAGATGTGTCAAATATGACAGTAAGTATAGAATTAAAACAAGGTACTGCATCAAGTAAACCTGCTGCTCCAATCTTAACTAGAACTAGTGGTATATATGAATTATCATTAGCTCAAATTTACATTGATTCTAGTAATGGAATTACATCTGTTACTGATGAAAGATATGATATTAACCTATGTGGAGCTATAAGGCCTAAAAATCTTAGCGAATTTAATTCCATGATGATAGGATTTAATAATAGATTTGATACATGGTTTGAGCAGCAACAAGGGGAAGGATGGAGAAATATATATATTCAATCTACAGTTCCAAGTGATGCGATAGAAGGTGCTATATGGAAGCAAGTATTATCATAAGATTTTTTAATAAAGATTTAGATTTTATAGGAGAAGTGGATGATTTCACTTCTTTTATTTATGAGCGTAAATGGTTCACTTATTCTAATTTTCAATTGGTTGTTGAAAATTTTGATAAAGATTTATTTCAAGAAGGAAATTATATTGTAGTTAATAATGATCCTTATAGAAGTGGTCAAATAACTAAAGTTAATATAACAGATGATACAGTAACTATAAAAGGCTTTGGAATAGGTTTTTGGTTTACAGATAGAATAACTTATCCAACAATAAATAAAAATACATTCTCTATGAGTGATTATGCTGAAAATATAATGTATGAGTTAATAAAATTTAATGCTATTGATTCTAATATAACTAATAGAAACTTTCAAAACTTAATTGTAAATTCTACTCAAGGTAGAGGAGAAAAAATAGCATTTGAAACTAGGTATAAGGTTTTAAGTGATGAATTAGAAACAATATCTAAAACTAGTAGGTTAGGCTGGAATATAAAATTTGATTATAAAAATAAAAGATTTATATTTGAAAGTCTAGTAGGAATAGATAGAACAGTAAATCAAGCTGATGTTCCACCTATGATATTTTCAAGAAGATACGATAATATTCTCGAATTAGAATATACAAAAGATGTATCTGAATATAAGAATTGCGCTATTGTTGCAGGACAAGGAGAAGGCTCAAATAGAGAAATAGTAATAGTAAATGATAATCTTAGTGGACAGGATAGAAAAGAGTTATTTGTAGATGCTAGAGATATTGAAGATGGTACTAACTTAGCTGATAGAGGTAAAAGTAAATTAGCTGAAAACACTATTATAGAAAGTTTTGAAGCTACTATAGATACGGAAAGCTATAGAGTTGAATGGGATTTAGGAGACTTTGTAACTATTCTAGATGATGAAATAGGGGTTATTAGTGATACACAGATAGTAGAGGTTGTAGAAATATATGAAGATGGAATATTAAGTGTAGAGCCTGTATTTGGTGAGTCGATTAGTCAATTTGGAGATAAATTTAAACAAGCTATAGATAATCCAATATATGAAACTAGTAAAGATATTGTATCTACTACTATTCCTAATTCAACAGGAGTTAAATGGTTAGAGTTAATAGGAGAGGAGGCATAATAAATGGCTGTGAAAAAAGTAAGAGAAAGAGTTCATAATGGTGGTACAACAGGAACAGAAGCTGACTGGGATACTATTTATAAAGAAACAAGTGAAGATTTGGTAATTGGACAAATTCAAGCGTTAAATAATAGTGGTTATAGAATTTTGCCAGGAGGACTTATTTTACAATGGGGTTCTATTGTAGCAACTACAAGTGGCTATAATTTTGAATCAACTATAACGTTACCTATTGAGGTGAATTCAATGATAATGCCTATTTTATCTTGCTATGATATGCAAAATCAAGTTGTAGTTTCAGCTCATGAATCTTCTAACAAGAACTTTAAAGTAAAAGCTAAATCTGTAGTACCAGCAAATGGAACAGGATTAGGAATTGGTACTTTGAGAATATGTTGGTTTGCAATATGTAAGTAAAGGAGGAATAGAAATGTATTTAAGTGGTAGTGAATTAGATTTTGGATTTAAACATCCTAAAATTAATAAAATAAATGAAGATGATGTATTAATTTCAGATGAAGTTTATAATAAATTTTTTGAAGAGCAAGGAAAAGGAAGACAGTTTAAGGTTGCAAATAAACAAGGAAAAACATTTGAAGAAATATTTGAAGAGGTATAAGTTATGAGCATATATAAAAAAGTATCATTAACTGTTGCTAATTATTCATCTCGGTTAAGCTCAGAAATACAATTTTTTAAAAATGATGCAGTAGATTTAGTATTTTCAATTTATGAATTTGGAATAGAAGTTAAACCAAATGGAGTTTCAAAAGCTAGGACAATGCCAATTAATCCACTAAAGGCTAAACTTTTAATTGAAACACCATTTGGAGTAGATAGCGTTGAAAGCGCAAGCATAGTAGAAAATGAAGTAATGTTCAAGTTGGATGAGATTTACACACAAAATATAGGAAAATCTAAAATGCAAATAGTATTATTGGATGAAGAAAATTATAAAATTACGTTGCCTGAATTTTCATTTGAAATAAAGAAATCAATAAATGAAAAGTGGGACGGAGAAGATGTTATTTATCCAACTATCCTTTTAGCAGATGATGGTAGTGTAATATTAGCAGATGAGGCGACTGCTTTGATAAGATAAGGAGGGAGTTTATGACAAAATTAAGTACAACATTATTAAAAGATTTACCTATAAAGCAAACTTCCATAACAGATGAAGATTATGTTGTTGTTAGTAGTGGAGGAACAAAAAAGTTAAAAGTAAAAGATATTACTAAAGATGTAGAAAAGAAAGCTGCAGATCTAGAAGTAAAGACTAAAGAATTAGGTTCGCAATTGGAACATAATGTTCACAATTTAAACGAGAGAATAAATAGCTTTACT